TTGCCCACACCCATGCCATACATAATCCCAAGGTTCACAACCTTTGCCTCTTTACGGCTGATACCAGCAAGGTCTGCCACCATTTGGTGGAGATCAACATCTCCTCTGTGATACTCTTCGACAATCGTATCAACAACCGGGTGTCGCATTCCGTCAGGCATACTGGCAGCAAAGTGCACCAAAAGTCTTGGCTCTTGACTGGAGTAATCAAAGGATCCCCACTTGTGTCCTTCCTCTGGGATAAACAATCCCCGTATCATCTTTTTGATATCAGGATCCCGTGCTGGGATTTGCTGCAAGTTAGGGTTTGAAGATGAAAACCTACCTGTAACTGTGCCGCCATCGTCCGATCTAAGTTGGTGAAATTCTGTATGTATCCGACCGTCTTTTTCATGACGTAAGATCGAATCAATAAAAGTGCTATCTGCCTTATCAAACTCTCGCAACTTCACAATCATCTGGCATACTTCGTGCGGATGATTGTTTAAATACTGCTTGGTAAAAGAAGGGGCACCCGCTTCTGTCTTTGGATATTTTAAGTTTAAAGCATCAAACACTTTGGCTACAGACGCCCCGGCCCATGGTTCTATGTCCACTGCGGTTTTGCGTTTGATCTCTTTCTTGTAACTCTCCACTTTCTTTTTCAAACCCAACCGAACAGATTCGGCTTTGCCAATGTCCACACGCACACCACGCTCTCGCATGTCCAACATCAAAGGGATCAGGCTGGTTTCTAGGTCAAAGATATGGTTGAGATCTTGTGATGATATCTCTATCTTTAGTCGCTCCCATAGCTTCAATGTCATGATTGCATCTTGCTCTGCATACGCTCCAACAAACTTTGGGGGTAGCTTCCACATGTCTGATTTGGGATCGATACCCCAGTCTTTCGCAGCGGCACGAAGCATTCTTTCATCTTTGCGCATGTCAATAAAGTCTCGGCCCAGGTTGTTTAGGCTGTAGGAGAACCTGTTCTCGTCCACCAGAGGCGCTGCGACCATCGTGTCGATAATCTTACCCTGAACATTTACCCCCTCTGAGCGAAGCCATCCGGCGTCGTATGTGGCATTGTGCATAATCTTATCAATATGCGGCGTAGCCATTTGTTTCTTTAGCCATCGCATCGTTATCTTGGGATCAAGGTTGTGCCCGTTTTCATGACGGATAGGAAAGTATCCATGATAATCGCCAGCAGCTACCGCAATCCCTACAATGTATCCATCGTTCCGTGACCAGCCCGGACCCAACGTCTTAATGTTTGGATCTCTTGTCTCCAAGTCTACAGCTATAGACTTGTGTTGTGTCAAATCCGGATACTCTGGCGGGATGTTCCAATCAGGGTCTAGGCTTTCACCAAGCTCCACACGGGCCAAGAAATCTACGGTGCGCCTGTCCTTTCGATCTCGTGCCATTATCTCTCTGTCTCCGTCTGAGGTTCCTTTTTAGTAACCTTCATAAACAGGTCCATGCGCTTTTGCATTTCGCTCTCGTTGTCCGTGCACTCTGCACCCAGAGCAGCGTATCCAGCGATATCTACCCAGCTATCGTCGTTATCTAAGTCGTGCAACAATCGCGCCATCTTCAACCAGATCATCAAGAGTGCCACATGTCTTGGCGTGACATAACCAGTCGTAGCATTTGCTTCTCGAATAATAAGCTGCCAACCTTCAGAAATGCGTGTAAAGTTCTCAAACGCATTGCCATAGTCTTTTGCCCGATCACCGTTGATGTATTCGTCTGCTCTTTCTAAAACTTCTTTTCGTTTCATAGCTCGTACCTATATTTGTAATCTGTATCCACAAGGACCAGACGCTGTTTGGTTCTGGTCAGGCCAACATACATTGCCCTGTGCTCATCGTCGGGATGCTTAGTGTTCACACAAGCATATGTGGATGCAAGAAACACCGCACAGTTATCATCCTCTCCACCCTTCATCCCATGAAAGGTAGACAACTTCACACGAGGCTCCGCTGTAATGTCCTCACCCCTTCTTTCAATGGCTCGAATGTATCGCTTCTCGTCCGATCCAAACCGCGCAATGTCCAGCGCATCTCTTTCAATCGACGCAATCAAACCAAACTCCTGAACAAGCTGGTCATACCGCAAAAAAGAATCAGGAGGAGCCGCATCTAAAAGCCCTGCGGACCCACGTCTTACAACTGCATGATCCCCTTGCTTCGGAACAAAATCATACAAGCCCCGGATCGATCCCATCTCCACACCCTCTCCAGCCTGTAGCCTACGCCACGTAACCGCAGCTTGCGCTGCTTTTTGATTGATGCTGCTGACCCCTTTGATCGAATATAAAAGACCCTCTTCGCGTAACTCCTGACCCCACTTGCGAACAAAAGAATTTGTTCTTGCCATCAAAGTCCACGACCCTTGCTCCAACTCAAGTTCGTGAGCGTTCAGTGCCCATTGCACTTGTCCCTCTTCATCGGTGGGGTTAAAATCTTTTTCCCGGCGCCCATTCTGAATCCGTTTTACAACTTCTTGGGACAAATTATGCACCGATTTGGGCATACGATAACTCTGACTTAAAACCCTGTAGTTATCAGAAGCATCCAAAAATCTATGCACATCTACACCCGTCCATCTGTGTATGGCTTGATCATCATCCCCCGCGATCAAAACCCTCTTTGCGTTTCGAGAGATCTCAAACACCATCTCCCACTGAAGAGGCGTAAGATCTTGTGCTTCATCTACAATAAACAAATCCAACCGGGGCGGCTCACCCATCTGCACATACTTCTCAATCTGATCAGCAAAATCAAACTTGTTGTTTGTCGCTTTGTAATGATCCAGCTTCTGTTTGACTTTACGAAGCTGATCAAAGTGCAAGGCGTGATTGCCAACATCATTGTACTCACGCTCTATCGAAACCATTCGATATCGCGCACGGTTTTCCATCTGAATGTAGATGTCTCCGTCGTCTAACATCGCAGGCATAACTAACCCATCGTCAGGGTTAATTGCACTGGTCCCTCGAAACTTCAAACCAACCATGCGACTTAAAGATGTCCAATCCTCCGGACCCATCATGTCCGTGGTGGTCAGCCCCAAACCATGGAAGGCCCATGAATGCAACGTGCGAAACCAAGGCAGTTGCTTTCGATCTAATTGAAACTTTGCACACGCACGATTTACAGCCTCCGCAATAGCTTTCCGTGTAAACGACACGTAGCCAATACGATCTGGGGGCGTACCCTGTGCCATGGCACTCTCAACTTCCTCCATCAACGTGTAGGTCTTGCCACAACCAGGTGGACCAAAGATTATCTCAGAGTTAGGTACTCTCATGCTGAACACCACGAGGTCGGTTTTCTAACCACTCTGAAACCTCGTCCTCTCTCCAACGTGTGGCGCTTCGTTTTCCATCGTCATGCCCAAGCACAACAGGGTCTGGAAACTCCCCATCATTGACCCACTTGTAAATGGTTGACTTCGAAACGTTTAACCATTCCGAAACCTCACCAATCCTTAACAACTTAGAACGGTATGTCATTTACGTCCTCCTCTTCTCCTATATCTAAAAGTTCATCTTCAAACTCAGGCACCCACCAAACTCGAATAGATGTCCTTCGACCATCCTCTTGCTTGATCGTCCTAGTGCCGTGGCACTCCTTCTCATCGTTCAATTGCTTCAATTGATCTTGAACCTGTGCCCTTGTGTACTGCGTGAAGTTCCTGTTCTTGAGATACTCCATCAATGCCTCAATCCTAAACTTGGTCAGCCCACCCTCGGTCCATGGCTTACCCATCTTTAATTCTTCCGGGGCCAACGCTCGAATACGACTGGTGCAAAAGTTTCTGAGATGTTCTTTGAACTGACCAGAATATGTAAGCTCCTCGGACACAGAAATCTTAGTTGCAGTCAACATCATTGCGTTGATTGAACGCTGCCAATCGGCAGGCTTTGGAACAGGCGGCATGATATCCAACTGTTCCATGCAAGCACGTTGAAACAACGTGGGATGTTGAAGCTGGTCCGTTGAAAGAACCAACCGTCCACCATCGACCGTCATAAAATACAATCGAGGTTCTGACTGCATGATAGTAAGTCCATCTATTTTTGCTGCGTCAGGAGCATCCGTCCCAATTCCATAACGCCTGGTTTTGCAAATATCTTTGTTGCAATGATCTTTGAGCGGACAAATATCACACTGGTATAC